GGGTGGTATGGTCGCCCATTTTTACGCCATCAGTTGTACCAAACCCGATAGTCGGTACGTCGCCTTTGACTGGGATGACCGCGGTGTCGGTGTAGCCTTCGTGCATGACAATCCCCACCAGCGCAGATGCGGATAGCGTCAACCCAGCGATGGCATTCCGGGTACGTGGTTGTATCACGGCGTGTCACCTCGCATCTTTGGCTGTGCTACTAATCTGGCTGCAAACGCTCCACCGACGACGATGAAGCTCAAGGCAGCGAACATGTTAGGTGGCACTACATCCGTGAACTGCGGCAGGATTACCTCCGCGCCAGACAGTAGGCTTGCCAGCAGCATCAACCGGATGCTCCATGCTTTTTTAATTATCAACTTCCAGTCAGCTACGAGTTGCATATTGTCTCCTATTTCAATGCCAAGAATTGGTTAAGTGTTAGATTTGGCTTTATCGATATTACGTTGTCTGGCGAGCAGAATATCGTGCCCCCAGTATTGTCGATCAGTGTACCAGATAGACCAGTCACTGAATCCCGACCATAACCACCTGTGATTGCCAGTGGTGCAGATGGCGAAGATATATTCTTAATCTTGAAGCTGGTCAGGATATAGTTAGCTGAGTCTACCGCGTCAATAATCCTCGCGAAGTCAGTGATACCTGCAGCGGTCGTAAGCCAGTAGGTTTCATACGCGTAAATCTGCGCCCAAGTGATTGAGCCTCCCGCTACTTCTATTAGCATGAGCGTATCATCAATCGTGATGCCTGTTACTAACGCGCCATTGATGCCGTTGGCTGCATAAACAGTATCTGTCACTTGGTTGATAGATAAATTAAGCCCCGTGCTGTATAGCGTCGCGGTTGTCTCATAGAATATCTTAGCTGTTGTTGCATCGGCATACATCGCACGGATGCGAATGCTCTTGTCTGCCGTCCAGGTAATGGGGAAGGTGAGTGTCGCGCCTGGCACGCCATTGTATAGCTCTAAGTTTGCCGCTACGTCCCACAACTGTACACGAGTACCTGCGACCAGTCCTGATAGTTTTACCGCTGTCAACACGCCTGCGTTATGCGTAATGGTCAGCGCAGAGCCGCCAGTACCTATGAGGGTAAGCGTATTCGCAGGCATGTTGATAGCACCCGAACCTGTGAGCTGCGCATTGCTAAGTATGAGGCCGTAAGTGAGCGCGAAGTTTACGCCATCTGTGGACGTCAGGAACTCTGGCGCGGTGATTTTCGCTGCTTGGCAGGTGTACCAGTGGGCATAGTCATAGACTTCGCGAACAGTGTGGTCTACTGTAAGCGTTAATGTCTTAGCGACGGTATCAATCGCGATGCCCGTGTATGCGCCTACAGTCGCCGAGTTAGTCTGCTGGATGACAGGGTCTATCGTCTTTGTACTTGCAGCTTCATTGAACTTGTAACCGTAGATTCGCGTCCACGTTATAAACAGACCGTCTGTCGTGCCATCAAACCACGCGCTCGCGCCTGCGCCTTGGGAGTTCGTTGTGAACACGAGGTCTAGCTGACCGTCGTATCCGCTGTTCTGCGTCACAGTAAAAACACCCGCTTGCCACACATCAGGGGTATTCGCACATGTGAATGTCTGCTGCGTGATGCCTAGCCCAGAGATAGTAACGCTAGGTAAGTTAGTCGAGCCGTAAGCGGTGTTGAATCGCAGATTTCCAGCTAAAGTGATCGGCACGCCATTCGGCGCGGGAATCTTGAGCGCAAACGTGCCAGCACCTAGTGTCCCCGTCGGTATATCAGCACGTAGCGAGGATGAGCCGTTTAGCTTAGTCGTATTGTCACGGAAGTATTGCGCGTATGGTGTGTATAGCTCTTGCTGAGTTGGGTCGCTGTTCTTGGACTTTATCTGCACAAAGTTAGCCGATGCGCTGTCCTGCATACGGTTACCTGCTGTACTATAATCACAGAACGGTGAGGGTGGTGCGGATACAAAGGTTGGTGAGTCGTACACGAATGAGCCCATGGAGCCTTGAGCTGCATTCTGAGTGCTATACTGCAGGGCACCTACTTTTAGTCGAGTAAATCTAGTACCTAAAATCGCAGTGTTATTTGTTATTCTAGTCGCAGCAACCAGCTCGCAATCTGTAAAGATGGGCGCTACCCCCGACCCTTGTAGCAGGATGTTTACGCCACTAACTACGCAGCTATTGTGGTTACAAGCCATTCCGCCCTGACTGTACGCTGTTGAGAACGCGCTGGCTCCGCCTATTACATAGACGCTATTAAAGTCCACGATAACACCGCTGTACTCGTTTACGGCCCCTGTCGAATACTTCGCTACGATTGCGCAGTTGTTAACTTGCATTCGAGAAGCGACGGCGAAGATATTAAGCGGGACGCAGATACTGCTGTCATAACCGTAGAACATCGAATTATTGACGGTCATCGGTACATTGCTGCTAGTAAACACGGATGGATAAATCGAAAAACCCCATCTATATGTGTTCGACTGATTCTTGTCGCCCAGATTCTTTGCCAGCGCGTATGTAAACTCCCGCGTGTTGTTCGCTTGCCCTGATGACGTCCAGTTGTGATACACAAAGCTAGGGTAGGTATCACTGTAATTATAAATCGCCACGTTACTTGTAAATGTGCCCAGCGGTGCGCCGACTATGTGCGCGTAAGTCAGTGCGGAGGATAGCGGCACAACCCATGCGCCTGCGCTGCCAGTTATTCCTGCTGCGCTAATCGTGCGCAGGTCAGTCTTTTGTATGTTAGTTGCGTCCGTCGATGCTATAACGATAGTGTCACCAACTTGCCAGCCTGTTGTGTTGTCTACCGTGATGCTAGTGTCGCCTGCATTTGCCGCGACAGTGAGCCGCGCCCTTGGGTCGCGTGTTGCACCCGCATGGAACACTTTTGCCAAGTTGTCCGTAAAAAATCCGTACTTCGCGTTAGCTTGAGCGGCTGACTTATTCAGGTACATTACAGCATTTACGCCCAGGGGAATCTGGTCATTTACGCCGGAACCTATAGTCGACCGTCCATAGTCAAGCGTACCCGTAGTGTTGATGCGAATGTCGCCTTTACACGTTAAGCTGCTTGAGACAGTGCGGGATGCTTTGAGCGTACCCGCGACATAGATGCTGGCATTCGTGCTGACGCTGTTTATCACGATTGTCGCGGCACTATCATCGCCCCACGTGAACGTGCCATCCATTGTAACAGTATGCGCGGACTGTATCAGAACGCGGTCGCCCTCGACAGGTACAGATGCGCCGCCATCCCAAGTAGAAGGTGCTGATGCCAAGCCTGATGCTATTGAGTATCTGTTTGCCATTACGAGTATACCAAGGCTAAATGATTCGCCCAAACTTTGTCGAAGTTCGCATTACCACCTGCCCATGATTCTGTGACGTCACCATCAGCGCCTATCACCAAATAATGAATGCGCCATGCTGCGTCGGTGTCTAGCGAGCCCGGAGCGGCTTCTGCTTTGTATATCGTTGTGTCGGACGTAAAGTCCACGCGCCTTGCGTATGCCATGTCTGCCTCCGAGATTCCGTCTAGCCCAGCAACCCCTTGAGCCCCCTGTGGACCTGTCGCCCCCTGTGGGCCGGTTGCGCCTGTAGCTCCCTGTGGACCTGTTGGCCCAGTTAATCCTGTTGTCCCTTGTGGACCTGTCGCGCCTGTCGCGCCCTGTGGACCTGTTGGCCCAGTTAATCCTATTGCCCCTTGTGGACCTGTCGCGCCTGTCGCGCCCTGTGGGCCTGTCGCACCTGTCGCGCCTGTCGCACCTGTCGCACCTGTCGGCCCAGTTAATCCTATTGCCCCTTGTGGACCTGTCGCGCCTGTCGCGCCCTGTGGACCTGTATCCCCCTGCGGACCTGTCGCACCTGCTAGTCCTGTCGCCCCTTGTGGTCCTTGCAGACCTGTCGCCCCCTGTGGCCCTTGCGGGCCGTCTAGTCCGCGTGGACCTGTCACCCCTTGACCACCTATTGCTACGACAACGGTTTCTGTGACCTCTACTGGCACAATCTGGACAGCCGCTACCTCTACCCCAGATATTACTGGGGATTCGATGGTTACTACCTGCTGGCTGACCACATCAACCATAATTACTTCGTACCTCGTGCACTATTCTCAAGCAACTCTGTACGTCGCGCCAAGTCATCTATACGCAGCGTGGTTAGCGCCGTGTCGCGGTGCGCATCGTTCTGTGTATACTGCGCCGCTCTAAACTCTGTAACCATTGCTGTTAGCGCGTCCATCTTAGCTGACTGTGTAGCAGCCCACCATATAGCCCCTGCGCTTTGTACCATTAACATGGCTATTAAGGCGATGGGGATTTCTTTACCGACGTGCCATTTGTCCTCGCGTCTGTTCTCTGTGCTATCTGTAAGATCATCCATGCTTTTTCCTAAGTTTATGACTAATTACTTAACTACTTCTGCGCTAACGATAACCGCCCCGTCTATCAGGGGGGTAACTATTTCGCCAGACACGCCGTTTATCAGCGTGTCTATCACCATCTCCATACCGTATACATAGCTACCAACAGCGAGTGCTGCAGACTGTGTGGAGGTGATATTGAGGGTGATAGTCTTGAATACGTTATCTATGGCGATACCGCCGTTCTCAGTGGTGAGCTGGAGAACGCTTGTGGTGTCAGTTATCTTGTTCTTGATATATAGCCTAGCTGTGTAGCTGGTCATATCGACTGGGAGGTTGTACACCAGCACTCCCCCTGATGTGTACGCGCTGTACCCAAGGGCGTTAGTGTCGTTGAAACTAACCGTATTCGCGTCGATCACAGTGGCCGCGTGGTGGTCTTTACTTTTCGGCGGGGTGTTCAGCGCGTTAATCTGCTTCATCCCCTGCACTGACTGCACCGCTACACGCCACCCGTCAGGGATGCCGTGAGCTGCTGAATTTATCTGCACCGGTGCGGACTGCGCTATCGCGGTGATGGGTGCGTATGCAACTGTGGGGGACTCCCAGCGTAGCACTCTGCTAAATGTACCCCCTTGCCTTATGTTAAAGTCCGCCATACGCCACCACCCTGTTTTTGTGTTTCCTACGTTCGAGTTCTGCTTTTGCCTGTTGGCAATAAGCGCGGAAACCCGCTTCATTCTCGGCAGACTTCGCACGGTCAAAAGTCTCGGCGTCCTGCTTCTTGTATGCGAGCGCTTTCATCCACATAAGCAATGAGTAATGGTGCTCCTCAGATACGTCTACAAACTCCTGGCCGCCGGCATCTGTTATCTTCGTGAGTGGTAGGCGGTAAATGACAAGATTAGCAGCGTCATCTGCGATAGGTACCTGTAACCACTTTACTAGGTTCTGCTGGGCACCTATCATCATATAGCGTACTGGCCCTTGCGTGTTGTCTAACCACAGCGGCTTGAGTATACCGTAGTCATTATCACGCAACATAGGCATGTCGGTGGAGTTGATGATAGTTATTTCGGTATTATCCGAGGCCCTGTACGCAGACATTATCCGTAGTATAGAGGGGTCAGTTGCCGAGGTGTTTACCCCGGCAGTAATAGGCACGTTGGTGGCGCTGGATGTAAAGTCCGGTATACCACCTATCAGGCGCACGAACATGAAGTACGCTTCGTTCATGTAGCGCCATACATCTGAATCACTCCAGAGATAGGGCGCTATAGCGTCTACGACGTCAGATCGAAACGAGTCGTATAGTTCGTCTGAGTTCATTCAGCTACGTTCTTCTCAGCTGTGTAGCCAGTCCACAAGGCCTCATATTCTTTTTTGTCTGTCGCGAAACCTAATATTTTTACCAAGGCTTCTCTCGTAGGACATCCAGATGCTGTGAAGTCTTCACGACCACCACGGTCTTCTAATAGTTTGAATGCAGCAATAATATTCTCTTGGCGCTCTTCAGGCGTCATGAATATCGGCTCCGGTAATTCAGGGTCGAGTACATCAATCTCACCATCCACAGGAAGTGCGCCAATAGCCACCGCGTCTTTGACGCAGATAGGTGGTACGTGGGTTGGCTGGCCTTTTTTGAACTCCACGATGTGCCCGAATAGAGTGCGCATGGAGTGGTTACGGCTAAGTACGAAATCTGGCATGGTATGCTCCTGTTGCTAGAGTGGGCTAGGGGCCGAAGCCCCTAGGGTTGATTATGTAGACTGAACTTCGTTACCACGGCCTTCGATGCTGTACTCGAAGCGCACACGAACTTTACCCGCAGTAGCAGCTGCAACGGTGAAGTTGAAAGTCAGCTGTACATCTAAACCACCAGTTACACCGTTGGGTACGGTGAGTACTGTACGAGCCGCAGATAATAGGCTAGTAGCCGCTGCGTACTTAGTAGCTGACCCGGAGTCGCCCACAGACATAGTGGCTACGGTAGGGCCGACATAGGCCGTTTCAATAATGATGTCACCAGCACGCATGACAGCACCCGCCGGTACGTTGAAAACCTTGACAACAGGGGTACCTACAGCACCGAAGCTCTGGGTTACACCATTGATGTCGACCATCGTATCGCCATAGCTGAAAACGAACTCTTGTACCAATGGGTACTGGGCTTGACGCGAAGTAGTTAATAGCATTTGTATTCTCCTAAATGGGTGGTAAGTCGAGGTCGTTTCCGACCTCGGAACTTATTACTGAGCGGTGTAGATAGATAGAACACCGAAGTCTTCTACAGTGCTACCGCTGTACTGGGTATAGAACTGAGGCTTCTTGAAGCCAACGATCTTGCCGGTAGAAATACCTTGCTGGTTCTCGTAGTCGAAGCCTTTTTCAACCCACTCAGCGGTACCGATGTCAGCCATACCCATTGCCTGCGCACCGCAGAACAACATCTGCTCACCGTCTACCAAGCCACCTGCACCCCACTTGCTACCAGAAGCAGCCAATCGTGTGTTGTACACGTGGCGGAACTCATGGATATAGATACCGTCAATCTTGACGCTAGAGCCAGTGAACAACTCATTACCTGCGCCACGGTTTTGTGCGTAGCGTAAGTTTTGCAAGTAGGTCGGGTCTAACTTCAGACGTGCCATAGCGGTTGGTGTCAGGAAAGCGTGGTAGGTCTCTTCGCCACCCTTTTCTTTGATACCGCGAATGTAGTTGTCCTTGGCGTATGCTTTAGCAGCTACGAACAATTCCCAGGCTGGTGTGTCAGTGGTAGTAATAGCACCGTTACCTGTTCCCCACTCGATCTGCTTGCTGGTGTTGTTGTAACGACCATAACGCTTAGAACTAGGTGCGGTAACGTCTGCAGCGAACTCCAAGTACGGTAGGTCAGAACCTACGCGAGCTACGCCTGAGTTCTTCATACTGTAGGACACACCTGACATGGTTAGGAACGCCAACTGGTCGATACGATCGCCTAACCAGTAAGCCAACTTGTCGCGTGATTCTGTACGGAAGTTAACGATAGACTTCTGGTCAGCCATACGACCTTCGTGGCGGTTAGCGTGACGCAACTGGTCGATACGAATGACCTGATCGTATGACTTCATTGCCTCTTCGTTACCTTCCAAGGTACGGTCACCTGCGATACCGTCACCTTCGAGGTCGGCTAACAGAGTGATAACAGCGCGAGCGCCTTTTTCAGATTTCTTCAGCTCAGTGATGTGCTGAATCATGGAATTTGAGTCTTTACCAAGGAACTGGTTGACGAAAGACATATTGCGGGCTTGACGCCAGAGGTCTAATGACCACGCTGTCTTCTGGTTGGTGGTTAGTGCGGCAAAGTTTGTATACATGGCATGCTCCAAAAGTTAAAAGAATTACGTTTCTCTAACACCTGTCGTGGTGTCAATTACGTTTGCCTGTGTCGATGGCAAAGTTCGAAAAACGACTTTTAATGGGGACGAGCCAACCTAATTTGTCGCATCAGGTGCTGCGTTATGCCGATACAAACCTCGACGGGGTTGGCTCCTAACGGGAGCCAATCGTTAAACTTAGCAAGACTCTACCAGAGAGTATTACGGCTTGCAACTATCTACACGAAATCTCCGCGCATTTTTGCTATATCCGCCTCTGACAAGGAACTAAACTCCTCGAAAGACATATCGCTCGCACTAGGTATTGCCCGTGTCTGCCCTGCTTTGTCAGAGTCCACGCCAGAATTTTTCATACTACCGGGCTGACGAGCTGCGGCATCAATGTTTTTTGCAACCGCTGCAGTCTTACGTGTCTCTCCGGGTTTTGCAGCAGCTAACCCTGCGCGATCAGCTGTGGGTGCTGGAGTATTTTGGCGAGACATTATGTATTCTACGGCTTTAGCTAATGCTTTCGAGGGTGACAACCTTTCGCGCTGCATCAGACCAGACTGCTTATCCAGGATGTCGTCAACGAGGTCTTGGTTGTATTCGTCGGAGTTCGCGCTGAGCATGGGGTATTTATCCTCCATACGTTCAATAGTCATCTCCATACGCATATCTTCTAACGCTTGGTCTTTTGCCTGCCCTGTCATTTGGCCGGATTCTGCGATAGCAATCTGGCGATTTAGCAAGTCAGCCCGAGCTGATATGGCTGCCGCTTTGTCTTCATCACCGTCCAGTAGCGCCTTGCGCTCCTCCTTACGGAGAGTTGCAACCTCTGATACAGCTTTCTCCACATCCAAGTCACGATTTACCTTGATGACAGACGCTTCTAATTCGGCTGCGCGGCGTTCGGCAGCTTCTCGGGCAGCCCGTTCCTTACTTAGCTGCTCGTCGAAACGTGATTTCGGAATTAGCGGACCATCGTCACGCTCTTTCTTCGTAAACTTACCTGTTTCGTCGCGAGGGCGTTCTGTTTCTTCGGCAGGAGATTCTTCCTCCACCTCTTCGGCTGGTTCTTCAGCGGGTTCTGGCTCAGTCGGTACGAAGTCATCCCCACGATCTTCGGTACCTGCGGAACCATTATCATCGGCGGACATCATGAAACGTCGTAGTGGGTGTTTGAACATCATTTATTGCTCTCCTGATTCGGTTGGTTGGTTGTTCATGAATGACTCTGCACGCTCAGTTTCGGCGGCTTGTTGCTGCTGCTGCATAGCGAGTTGCTGAGCATGCGCCTGCGCCTGTTCTTTTAGCGCGAACTCGCGTTCTGCCAGTCCTTTTTGATGCTCATGGGCGTCCTGCTTCAATCTAAACTCGCGTTCCTGTATATCCGCTGCCTGCTGCGCCTGCGGGTCAGGTGTGCCAGATGTTCCAGCCTGAGTTTCCGCGTTGATGCTGTCGGCGTCAGCGATCTCCTTCTCCACCTTCGCCATGCGTAACTTGGCGTCGGCCTGCTTGTCAGCTACTTCTGCCTCCAATTTTGCCACCTGAGCCTCGTCAGAGCGTTGCTTGAGCGCGGCAGCTGCCTTAGCCTCGGCGGAGTCTTTGTCGCCCTCCATGGCCTTCAGGATGTCAGCTTTACGCATTAACCTACTACTCTCGACGATGAAGCTGTCTGGTATCTGCACACCCTGCTCGCGCATAGCCATGGCTTGTTCAAACTGACTATCCTCCATCGAGGCGCGTGCCGGTGTGGATGTAACAATGATACTGTACTCACCTAGTGTTAGGTCGTTCAGTATCTCGCCAGTCTCGTCATCATACTGGTTTACAGTAATCTGTTCTGAATCATGCGACGCGTCGCTATGTGTTATTGTAACTATGCGCTCTTCAGTGTAATACTCCTGCACAATGTCCAATGCGTTTCGCGCCAATAACCAGTCACTTCGCTCCAGGTTGTCCATAATCTTCGACATAGAGGCTGCGCCACGCTGCGTCTTGTAGGCTATGGCCTTGGCAGCTACGTCTTCACGGTCAAACCCCTGCATGCTGTCTGATACAGCACTTATGGTCTTGATGTGTTCTTCAGCCTTGTAGCTGATGCGGTCAAGACCTTGGGGCGTCGCGTTCGGGGTGATCTTCTCGGCTGCTGCGGTGTCGTCTAGCTCCAGCACCAGACCGCTTGTTGCGCCCTTCTGCTCCAGCTCTTCGATGCTCATATTCTTCAACGCACCAGCCCGCACCTTCCAACCGCTGTTTGCGGTGGTGTTCACTACGTGTAGCTCTTGACTTGAAACTTTGTTCAACAGCTCCTGCGGACCCAACAGATTCTCTACGACGCCTACGGTCAGACCATAGCGGAAGAATGGGAAGTAGGGCACAACAGTGAAATGCTTATACGGCGACCAATCGTCGTGTAGAACGACGTTGTCAGCAACTACTGTCCAGCGA